CCGGACCAACTGGTAGTGTTTCAAATGCAACTGCGATAAAGTTCGCAATACTCTACGGACTGTAGGAGAACACGATGGCCAACCCGAACATTGCAGCCGTAACATCCATACTCGGCACAACGACCTACCTGACGCCGAGCGCAACAACGGCAGTCGTCCTGCTGCCCAACGCCGCGTCTTCTGGCACGGTCTTCAAGATCAACCAGATCGTTGCAGCCAACGTCAACGGCACGTCGGCAGTTGACACGACCGTCTCGGTCTACAGCAACGGCGCTGTGGCTCAGGGGTCGGCTCCGTCAGGTGGTACGGCCTACCCGATTGTCTCGACAGTCTCGGTCCCGGCTGACGCCTCGCTGATCGTGACAGATAAGACGACCGCCATCTATTTGATGGAAGGCACGTCGATCACGGTCACCAGCGGCACGGCGTCTGGCATCACCTACACGATCAGCTACGAAGTCATCTCGTAAGGAATTGCCATGTCCAGACGTTATAAAGGTGGCGTGATTAGCGCGACTGCGCCGACGACGAGCACGTCTGTCGCTACGGGCGTTTGGACATTGCCGCAGCAGATGCAAGCTATTGTTGGTAGCGGGTGGCCTGTTTATGTTGCGCCATCCTCCCAATCTTACACAACGGCTGGCACGTTTACTTGGGTTGCTCCTGCTGGTGTAACGAGCGTTAGCGTTGTGGCTGTTGGTCCGGGAATGAGTACTTGTCAAGCGGGTGGGGGGTTAGGCTGGATCAATAATTATACCGTTATCCCCGCCAATTCTTATACCGTTAAGGTTGGGGCGGCAGGCGTAAGTTCATGCCATTCGTATTTCGTATCCGCCTGCACTGTGCGAGGCGGAGCCTCGACAAGCGGCAATAATGGGGGGACTTATATTGGAACTGGCGGCGGCAATGGTGGCACAGGTGGTTATATGGGCGGAGGTGGGGCAGGAGGGTACGCTGGCAACGGCGGCAACGGCGCTGCAAGTTCTGGAGGAACTGGGACAGCCGGAGCTGGCGGCGGCGGCGGCGGCGGCGGTTGTTATTACGACGGTTGCAGCCAAACTACGGGTGGCGGAGGAGGAGGGGTAGGTCTATTTGGCCAAGGGTCAAACGGGGCAGGCGGTTCATCATGTGGAAACGGTGGAGGTGGTGGCAGCGGCGGCGTGAGCGGCACCAATCGGTCCGGGCTCAATGCCGGTAGCGGCGGGGCGTATGGTGCCGGTCGCGGTAGAACTAACCCCAGCGGCTCTAATGGCCTGCCTTCAGGCGGCGCAGTGCGCATCGTCTGGCCCGGCGCCACAAGAACATTCCCATCAACGTGCGTAGGGGCACCATAATGGAACTTTACATTCAAATTCGTAACGGACAGCCGTTTGAGCATCCGATCTTTGGCGACAACTTCCGTCAAGCGTTTCCGCACATTGACGTGAACAATCTGCCGCCGGAGTTCGCTAAGTTTGAGCGCATCCCGCAGAACGTGACACCGGGGATCTTTGAGGTCGCGGAAATCCGCTACGACTGGTTTGGTAGCATCGTTAAAGATGTGTGGTCTGTTCGCCCGATGACTGATGCTGAGAAGGCTGAGAAGATCGCGCAATACAAGGCCAATCCTCCGTTTGCTTCTTGGACATTGGATGAAGCTACGTTAGTTTGGTCGGCACCGACATCTAAGCCGAATGATGGGCTGCGGTATCGCTGGAACGAGGAAACCCTGTCTTGGGTTATCTTCGTTCCACCGACTGTCGTGGAATGATGGGGGAATAAAATGTGTTCAGTCGCGCCGGTAGAAGCAGTGGTCGTCAGCAACGAGCCGCAGATATTCACGTACTTCCCGACGCTGATTTACACGATCAACAAGCCGGAGTTTCTGGATGCTGCGCGGGCGGTCTGCGATGAGCATATTGAGAAGTCCAAAGCCGATCACGATCTGAACGAGATTTACCCCGTCTACATGACCGGCAGCTTCTACGACGACCCGCGTATAGCCGAGTTGTCAGGCTTTATTGGGCAGACTGCGTGGGACATTCTTGCAGGCCAAGGCGCTGCTATGAACGGCCTTAGCACGTACTTCTCTGAGATGTGGTGCCAGCAGCACTACAAGCACTCCTCAATGGAGCAGCATGTCCACGGGTTTGGCTCGCAGATCGTCGGGTTCTACTTTACGCAGACGCCGGAGGATTGCTCCCGCGTCGTGTTCCACGATCCGCGCGCTGGCAAGATGATGTCCTGCTTGCCGGAGGCTGATGTCAGTCTGGCAACACCGTCGAGCATGATGATTAACTTCAAGCCGGAGCCCGGCATGTTGATCTTCACGAACTCGTGGCTGGCACATTCGTTTACACGTCAGGCTGGTGAAGAGCCGATCCAGTTTATTCATTTTAACCTTGGCGTGCGTCAGGATATGAATGTTGGATGCCCTGCCCCGGCTGCGGAGATCATATGAGCATGATTGTCATTCGCTTTAACAAGTCACGCGGAATGGATGGTCGAGGGACCGCCGATCACGTTTGGCGTGTGTTTGAAAACGGAAAAGAGTATGTGTTTAGGAACGTGAAGATCAACGTCAATTCGTGGGGCGAGAAGACGGGCGAAGACTGGAGCATTGTCTGCAAGGGTTTGCTCGCCATCGACCGTGACACCTCCACAGCGATAATAAACCAAGAGGTAGCACCGTGAGCACGAGATACCCCGGCGGCATCATCACGAAGACCCCTGTTGTTCCTGCGGGACCGTATGAGAGCGGCACAGCTCCCGGCATATGGACGCTAGACCAGCAGCTACAGGCCGCGAAGGCTGGCATATGGCCGTTGGCGGGAAACCCTGTACCTTACATTGAAGATATGTTCTCGACGTACCTGTACACGGGCAACGATGTTGCCTTAACTGTTACTAATGGTATTGATTTATCTGGCAAAGGTGGGTTGGTTTGGGGGAAATCAAGAAGCGGAACTCAAAGTCATAGGCTTTACGATACCGCGAGAGGAAGCGCCTTTTCCTTGCGAAGCGATTTAACTAACGCTGAGTCAAACCAAGGTGCAAATGCTTGTGCATTTAATTCAAATGGATTTTCTTTATCTGCCGCTTCGGGCATTGTAGGTTCTTCTGGATTTGGTGGACCAGATTACGTCTCTTGGACCTTCCGCGAGCAGCCGAAGTTTTTTGATATTGTGACGTATACGGGGGATGGAGCGGGAAGTCAGCCTGTTGCACACAATTTAGGGTCTGCTCCGGGTTTTATTATCTGCAAGGCGTCTAGCACTTCAGATGACTGGGCTATTTATCATCGAGGCAACGGAACAACAGAGTATACGACATTATCGCTCAATCGGACAAACGCCGCCGGTTTTGCAGGTTCATTGGGGACGGTTAATGCCGCTACATTCAACGCCGCCTTTGTCCTTGACGCATCAGGCGTACAGGCCAACGCTTCAGGCGTAACCTACGTCGCCTACCTCTTCGCCCACAACGCAGGAGGCTTCGGCCTGACCGGCACGGACAATGTGATTTCGTGTGGGAGTACAAACGGCTCAAAGGTAACATTGGGTTATGAGCCACAATGGATTCTTTACAGATCATCCAACTTTACCGATGACTGGCAAATTGTTGACAATATGCGAGGCTTACCTGTTGGCGCTGTTGCTCAATTATTAAAACCAAACACTTCTGGGGCAGAAACAACAACAAGCAACAACATCACCATTGCCGCTGACGGGTTTACTCTTGGTGCAATTTCTGGAACAGCCATCTACATCGCCATCCGCCGTGGCCCGATGAAGGTGCCGACTGTGGGGACAAGTGTGTTTACGCCTTTGGCTCGAACTGGGACAGGAACAAATCCAACTGTTGTTACTACCGGGACAAACCCTGATCTGTTGCTGTCATTTCCACGCACAGCTTCTCCTGCGGCGTACGGAACAGTGTTTTTTGACAAATTGCGGGGCGTTTCACAAATTTTGCAATCCGCAAATACCAACGCTGAGGCAACCACATCAGGAACATTTGTTTTGCAAAGTTTCTTAAATACCGGATTTCAAGCTGGCGCAGATTTTGTTCAAGGTTATCTAAATTATTCAGGCTCCACATATGTAAATTATGCAATGACCCGCGCCCCCGGCTTCTTTGATGAGGTTTGCTATACGGGGACGGGTGCGAATACAACGCAGACGCATAATCTTGGTGTTTCTCCAGAGCTTGTTATTGTCAAAGCAAGAAGTGCGGCGGGAACAAATTGGCTTGTATATCCGTCAACAACGTCATTGGGTAACGCACTGTATTTGAACACAGATACAGCATTTGTAGGTAGCGGCCCGGTTGGTGCGCTAAGTTCAACGACAGTTGAATTTAGATACTTCGGAAATCCTTTGTACAGCGCGTCTACCGCCGCAACCACCTACGTCGCCTACTTATTCGCAACTGTTGCAGGCGTGTCTAAGGTTGGCTCATACACCGGCACCGGCACAACGCTCCAGATCAACTGCGGGTTCACGGCTGGATCAAGGTTCGTTCTCATCAAGCGCACCGATAGTACAGGCGATTGGTACGTCTGGGACTCCGCACGCGGTATAGTTGCGGGTAATGATCCGTATCTATTGCTCAACAGCACGGCTGCGGAAGTCACCGGCACTGACTACGTTGACACCTATTCCGCAGGCTTTGAAATCAGCTCCACGGCTCCCGCTGCAATTAATGCCAACGGCGGCACGTTCATCTTCTTGGCAATCGCGTAAGGAACACGATCATGACCATCCGCATCCGCTCTACAGGCCAGTTAATGCAGGACAGCGAGTTCCGTATGCTGCTGAAGTCCGCAGCCAACGCAGCTTGGAAAGCCCCTGAGCTTACGCAGGAAATCCTTGATATTATTGGCGCTGACCCTGTGTTTGAAGGACCGCAAGCCTCTGGTGGCACGGTCTATCAGTACAGCCAGTATGACGGCATCGAGCAGATCGAGGGCAAGTGGTTCACCAAGTACATCCTTGGCCCGGTGTTCACGGACACGACGGTCGATGGCGTCACCACAACTGCCGCCGAGGCAGAGGCTGCATACAAAGCTATGAAGGACGTAGAGCAAGCCGCCTCAGTCCGCACCAGCCGCACTGACAAGCTGGCAGCATCCGACTGGACGCAGATTGCAGACAGCACGGCAGACAAGCCGACATGGGCCACCTACCGTCAGGCTCTGCGTGATGTTACAGTGCAAGAAGAGTTCCCTTGGAACGTGACTTGGCCGGAGGCACCGTGAAATGGAGGGACCAGATGAGACAATCAAATACATCACGGATGCCGCATCATTCCTCACCGTTATAGGGACATTAACAAACGTGCTCCCCCACGCAGCGGCGCTGTTTACAATCATCTGGACCAGCATCCGAATCTACGAGACTGACACTGTGCAGCGGTGGTTAGGCAAAAAGGTGTAGTACAATGCCACTCCAAAAGTTGCAGTTCCGACCCGGTGTTCTGCGGGATGTGACAGGCTACACCAACGAGGGTGGTTGGCGGGACAGCAACCTTGTTCGCTTTCGCTTGGGCTTTCCTGAGTCCGTCGGCGGATGGGAGAAGTACGCTCCGAATTATTCTTTTCTTGGCATCTGCCGGTCCATGCTGAACTGGGTTTCCCTAGACAGCTCCAACTATCTGGCGTTTGGAAC